CTGGTGGTCAGAGCTACGTGTTTGAGGGCAACGCAACGGGAACTAGCTGGCAGCTCTACGAAAGCGAGCATGTCATAACCCCCTGACAGGCAAGCTAAGGCACTCCATCCAAGACAATGGCCGAATCCGTCACGCTCTACAACCACACCCGCTATCGATTCGGGAAGGGGCTCAATGCCGACACCGACGCCTACAAAATGCTGTTCTGCACGGCACTGACGATCGATCCGACCAAGACCACTCTGGCTGGCATCACCTACACCGAGGTAGCCAACGGCAATGGCTACACCACGGGCGGATTCACCCTCCAGAACGTCAGCATCACGCAGGTCAACACCGATGAAGGCACGTTTGATGCCGATGACGTGGCCTGGGCGACTACCTCTGCTAGCGGATCAGCCAGCTATGGCCTGCTGGTCAACACCACAGACTCCGGCTCGCCGCCGGTGCTCGCCCTGGACTTCGGGACCGCCAAGACGGTGCCAGCGGGGGAGGTGCTCAAGGTGATCTGGCACCCTGACGGCATCGTCAAGTTCGGCAAGCCGGCGGCCTAATCATGGCGTTTCAGATCACACCAGGCGAGGTTGAGTATCAGTACGGCCGCTCTCTCGCCGCAGTCGCTTACAAGGTCTTCCTGGCCACCACAGGATCGCTTACATACGCCAGCAGCCTGGCGGCCTGGGAGGCGGCAGAGCTGCCCAGCATCAACGGCTATCAGGCGGTGACCGGCACGATCGCGGCCGGCTCCTATGACGAGACCACAGGCATCTTCGCCGGGCCGAGCATCTCGGGGCAGTTCATCGGCTCTAACGCTGGCTTCACCTATGACGCCATGGTGATCAAGCTGGCGAACCGCACCAAGCCCTACGCGATCAACATCTACGACCTGCCGCGCACCCTCGCCGCCGGCCAGGCCCGCGGCTTCCGCCACACGTTCGGGGTCAAGCTGTGAGCCCTGCGGTGAACGTCACCCTGGAAGAGGTGCCGTTCGCGATCCTGGAGACGGTCAAGGCTCGCATCCTGGCCAACCGGCAAAAGCTGGAGGCTGGCAGGCGTCGGCCGTCCACCAGGCCACGGCCGCAGTTCCGCCGTTATGGCGCCAGTGAACGCGGCTGGCGCAAGCCGCAGCACGGGGCCGGGGCTGGCACCACGTCGTCGTTGGGCTTGGTCGAGTTGTTCTGGTACGAGCCAGTGATCGCAACGCTGCCGTGGCCGACCTACCCGCCGCCCCTGGTCTTCGTCGGGCCGACCGACGATCCGTCAATCAGGATCTCGGAGGTGCCGAACGTCCTCCTGAGCGTCGGCACCAGTCAGGTCAGTAGCTTCTTTGGTTACACGGATTCGCAATATCCCGCCAACGGCTCGATTTTTAATCGGGTCTACACGCTTGGTAGTTACTATTACGGCGAAATCCTGGAAAAGGCTCGTAATGCAAATGCTGTAGATAAGCGGATCGTCCGTTACTTCTTAGTGGATCTGACGCGGGGCCCGCTGGCAACCGGTTCTGAACAGGCCAATTATCCGGCGGATGGCGCCTTCAATTTTCGGCTGTGGACCTATCATCGTGTCATTGATCTTTACGTTTCTACGTTTCAACGCCAAGGGTTTGTCTTAAACCCCGAAACTCAATGCTTCCCGCAGACCAAGGGAGGCACGATCTGCTATCCAAGCTATCTGGACATCAACCGAGGGCCGTACAGTTTCGCGGTGCCGGTACAGATCAACCTTTATCACTTGAACGACATCGGCGAAGAAGAAGGCTTTGACTTCAGCAACAGCACGACCGTCTTTGATGAGATCGTGCGACTGCGCGACGCAGCGATTGATCTAAGCCAAGTCAAAACAAAATCAACTAGCGTCACCATTGCAGAAACAGATACAACCCAGCTGAACTACAGCGCTGAAACCACCCTAGCCACCATCACGGTCAACGAAGACGCAGAGAGCTATGAGCTTGCCTGACCAGTCGCAGCCGGCCACCGATCAACCGCAGCCGTTGACCGATCAACAGGCCGCACTGGTCGAGATCACCCAACTGCGCATCGCCGCCCAGCGCCTGCGGCTTATCGAGCGACGCGAGGCCGGAAAGCTGCAGAGCACTATGGCGTGATGCCATGTTCCTGTCCAATCGCAGCCTGACCCGGTGGGGGATCCCCGGTCACCTGCCTGCCGTTGATCCGAACCCTGCCGGCGAAGCCGATGGCGGCGGCGCCTCAGACCTTGCCTCCTCTGGTGGTGATGCCAGCGGCGACCTGCCGGCCGATGATCTGGAGGGCCTCAAGCGAGCGCTGAAGGCTGAGCGCGAGCAGCGCCGGCAAGAAGAAGCACGGCGCAAGAGCCTGGAAGGTCAGCTCAAGGAGGTCGGCAACGTCGACCCGAAGCTCCTCGAAGATGCTCGCCAGCGGGCTCGCGAGGCGGAGACGCAGCGGCAGATGATCGAGCAGCAGACGAAGCTGCGGCTGGTCGAGCAAGAGCAGAAGTATCAGGACCAGTTGAGCCGGGTGACGGCTGACCTGCAGGCTGCCAAGACCGCAGCCGAGCGGGAGGCGCTGCGGATCAAGACAGAGCGTGAGTTCCTGGCCAGCAAGGGCCTGACGACCGCCAGCAGCATCGACGGCCGCACGCCGTTCGATTACGTCTGGCAGGTGTTCGCCGACCAGTTCGCCGAGGATGCCAGCGGCCTTTACCTGGTGGATGCCGCCGGCAATCCAAGGCTCGACGATGAGACCGGGCGCCGCATCACGCCGGGGCAATTCTTCGCCAAGCTTCGGCAGGATCCTGTGCACGGTGCGCACTTTCAGCCGGAGTACGGCAGCGGCAGCGGCGCCCGCGCCGGTCGCGATGGTCGGGTGACCACCACGCAAGACCTGATGAAGGTGCCGAAGAATCAGCTCTTTCGGGATGCGTTCTCCCCTCGCAGGGGAACGGCTTAGGGATCGCGGGCACGTTCAGGCATGCGAGGGCGTGATGCCCTCCGGCCTGGCGTGATGCCACTCACACCGTCAATCAATCCGCAATTCTTCCAATGGGCCTGACCCTACTGGAGGCGGCCAAATCCGAACGGGATCCGGCTCGCCTCGCTGTTATTCGCGAACTCTCCGAGGGCGAGCTGATCGGCATCATGCCGTTCCAGGATGTTGAAGGCGAAGGCGTCTTCTACGACCAGGAAATCGAGCTGCCCGGTGTCGCGTTCCGCGGCAAGAATGAAACCTTGGACGCCAGCTACGGCGTGCTCAACCCGCAGGCTGAGCAGCTGAAGGTGATCGGTGCTGACGTCGACGTCGACACCAGCATCATCGACATGCGCGGCCCGCAGACCGTCGCTGATCAGGTCCAGATGAAGATCCGCAGCCTGCGGATGACCTTCGAGGACCAGGTCATCAACGGCGACGAAGCGGCCAACCCTCGGGCGTTCGATGGCCTCAAGCGCCGCATCAATGTCGGCTCCTCTCAGGCGCTGGACGCTGGCGGCGCCCTGAGCCTGACCAAGCTCGATGAGCTGATCGACGCCGTGGACGCCATGGGCGGCGAGAAGGTGCTGATCATGAACCAGCAGATGCGTCGTCTCCTGACGGCTGCATCCCGTGCCACGGGCGTCGGTGGTTTCATCACCTACACCCAGGACGAGCTGGGCCGGCAGGTTCAGATGTACGGCGACGTGCGGATTGTCACCACCAAAGCGAACGCACAGAACCAGGCCATCCAGCCCTTCACCGAGGGCAGCAGCAGCAACGCCACCAGCATTTACTGCGTGGCTTGGGGTGACCTCCTCACTACCGCCATTCAGGGCCGGGCCCGAGGCCAGTTCGGTATCTCGGTGCGCCCCCTGGGCGAGGTCCCGGATGCGCCGGTCGATCGCACCCGGATCGAGTGGTACTGCGGCCTGGCCTGTTACAACGGCCGATCTGCAGCCCGCCTCTACGGCGTGACCAATGCGGCCGTGGTCGCCTGATTATTCATCCCCTTCGTTCCCTCTGAGGACACAACATCATGGGAGCTCGTAGCTCTGGCCTACTGGCCCGGCGGGCGTACACCATCGACGCAAACACCGTCCTGGTGGGTGCCGTCCTGGCTGGCACCCGCGGTCGCGCGGCCGAAACCCGCACCGGCGCTGCCCGGTTGCTGAACACCCGCCTGGAAGCTCAGGACGTTTTCAAGATCGTCACCCACGGGCAGTCTTCGGACTCGGCGGGCGGCTACATCATCCAGGCCGCTCACGTCGCCGAGGGCAAGGCCCTCTCCGATGCCTCGACTTGGGCAACCATCGCCACGGTCACCTGTGCCCCTGGGATCTCCGAGATCCCGGTCTCTGGCGTTCAGATCCGCAACGCGGTGAAGACCGCCGGCAGCCTGACCGGTGACGTTCGGGTGGTGGCGATCCGCGCTGTTGCCGGCACTGGCACCGGCAGTGGACAGAACGGCGTTGTCGTTCCCGCTGGCACCAACACGATCAGCCTGCAGACCGACTGCTGCTGATCACCTGACCACCAACACGGGGCCCCGCAAGGGGCCCTTTGACCTATGGGATTCACGATGCCGGCAGGCATGACGCTGGAGCAGATGCTGCGGGTGATGGGCGGCGTCCCCGAGCCTGCGCCACCGCTGCTGCTGCAGCAGGAGGTCGAGCTGCGACCTGTCAATCGTTCGCGGGTGAAGAGCGACAAAGCGGAAACCTGAGCCATGGCATGGGTCGAAGGCGAAACCTGGGAGATGGAGCAGGGGCTTGATGCCCTGCTGGAGCTGCGCCTGTTCAGCGATAGCGCTGGCACCGTCGCCTGGCCGTTCACCAGCTGGGATGTGAATGCGACCGTCAGCGACGAGAAGGGCCGCACGCTTTATCCGGTGACAGTGGATGCGAGCCCAGCTACCGGGATTGTCCGGCTGATCTTCCCCGAGGCGCTGGTGAACAGCCTGCGCACCACCAAGACCTATCGCTACGACTGCCTGATGGTCGCGCCAGGCAGCACCGCAGCTGACGACCACTGCCTGGCGACTGGCCCCGTGACCGTGGCGTTGCGCACAACCCGGAGGGATCCATGACCTGCCCGCAGGTGATAAAGGTCGTGACGCCGGGGCCGCCTGGACCGGCGGGGCCGACTGGTCCGGCGGGCATCGGCGCGGCTTGGCAGCAGGGCGCTGGTGCACCTGGCAGCGGAGTCGGCAGCAATGGCGACTTCTACCTCAACACATCCAACGGCGACATCTACGGACCGAAGACGGCCGGCGCTTGGGGATCGGTCATCTTCAACATCGCCCAAGGGCAGCAGGGTCCAGCAGGGGCGACCGGTCCAACTGGAGCCACTGGGCCTGCTGGCGCCGCTGGCGTGGACGGCCGGACGCTGCTGAGCGGCAACGGTGCGCCAACCAATGGGATTGGAGCAAACGGCGACTTCTACATCAACACCGCCGCGTCGATCATCTACGGGCCCAAGGCCGGAGGCGCATGGCCGGCCGGGGTGAGCCTGATTGGCCCGGCTGGCGCCACGGGTGCGCAGGGTCCGCAGGGTCCAACCGGAGCGACCGGACCAGCCGGCGCTGATGCCTCCTACAGCAATGCCACGCCGCAGCCACTCGGCACTGCAACCGCCGGTACGGCCAGCAGCGCAGCAAGGGCGGATCACGTCCATGCCAAGCCATCGGCGGCTGACATCGGGGCGGTCGGAACCACCGACTCGAGACTGAGTGATGCGCGGGAGTGGTCCGCCGATACGGTTGGCCAGGCCGAAGCCGAGGCAGGCACGGCAACGACCCGCCGGGCGTGGACTGCCGCCCGAGTGTTCCAAGCCGCCGCCGCCTGGTGGGCCCAGAGCGCCGCAGCCACCAAGCTGACCGGCATCGCGGCCTACGCCACGGCAAACGCCACCGACGCGCAGCTCAGGGATCGCAGCACGCACACCGGCACGCAGCCCGCCGGCACGATCACCGGCCTGGCATCGGTCGCCACGTC